TTCCCGTCCAGCCCCACGGAAAACACGATAACACGATCTTTATTGTTGGTGAGGATGCCCCAGCGCCCCTTTCGGTTTGCCTCTGACTGCCGGGTACAACCAATTGCCGTTAACTCGAGCTGGTTATACCCGTAGCGCGCCACTAATGCCTGTTCAAAAACAGGCTCCATTGCATCCGCATAGGCGTTGTCCGGATCAGAATAGGACACAAGCGCAGTGGTATAGCGGGTTTTCGTCGTGCTGCTCGTGTACGTAAATTTGCCATCAACGACGTTGGCGCGCGTATAGCTGTAATCGATATCGCGCGGCATATCCGCCAGGCTGACAATCTGATCACCGCCCCAGTACGTCATACCACGGAAGATCGCAGAAAAATCCCGAAGCACCGTGTAGGCATCATTGCGGCTTTGCACATAAACATTACAGATATAGCGAGGCTCTGTGCCGCTGCCGCCCTTCCCGTCAGGTACCATCTGATCGCAATATTGCGCAACCTGGTATAAACCCCATTTATCGATATTTGCCGCGCTAAGACGATTACCCAACCCGAAGCGGTCGGTCACCACCAAATCGTAAAAAATCCACGCCGGGTTATCGGTCCACGCCCACTTAAACGCGCCAGCCCAGGTCCCGCTGTACGAACGGGTTTCCGGATCATAGGTATCAGGAACACGAATTACGCGCCCGCGCGGCTCGCAGGATATCTGAGGTATTGAGCCATTGAACTGGCTCGAGTCAAATTCGATATACAGCAGCGCGGTATTGGGATACCGCAGCTTAGCGTCGATAACTTCTGTGTAGCTCTGCAGCGTCATCGTGTCGCCAATCTTCGCACTGTTCGCATCAGCGGTTATTTTACGCAAGCGAACGGTCCAGGTGCTGCCTGCCTGCGGCAAGTCGATACGGTGGCTCCGCTCATAGCCAGAGGTAGTTTTACCCGTTACGCTGGTATTCAGCACTGTCTGCCAGCTACCGCCATCTGTCTGCAGATCAATAGCGTAATTGATGGAATAGCCGACCAGATCACCATCGTCTTCCTGCTTAAACAGCGAGGGCCATTTCAGGCGCAGGCGAACCGCAGAGAGCTGCGTATTGGTAAAAGTGTGGGTCCAGGCAGTAGCGCTGGCGATTTCGGTACCGACACTAATCTCGTTCTCTGTGCCCGGAATGCCCTGAATGTAAGTTTGTGCCTGCGTACCGGCGCGAAACTCCCAAGTAACACCGCTGAAGTTTTGCGAACCGTCACTGTTTTCCAGAGCGGTGCCATCAAGATAAATATCTTTGCCCGTCAGTTGGCCGGAGAATTCTCCCTCACCGAGAGCCATTAATATTTTTGCTTTCGCAACGGACTGCAAATCGTCTGGCTGTTCTGTTGGCGTTCGGGAGCTGGAACTGCCGCCCTTGCGGCCTGTTATGCGTTTATTTGACATATTGTGCCCATAAAAAACCACCCGAAGGTGGAATGCAAGGGAATCTGTTTTTACTGCTGATCTTCGACGTAGATACCGGCTGAAATAATCGCGCCACCAATCCGACGCTTACCGTATAAGAGTGGTACCGGATAGCCCTGCGCTGCCGTATTTGTCACACCACCAAATGCATAACTGGCCTGATTGTCGGCAGATTGTTTGCTGGCTAATCCCGCAGCCTGAGGTGACAACATTTGAATTACACCACCAGCCATTAACGCAACACCAGGTGCCACCAACGCCATACTCGCACCACCAGTAAACCCCGATAATGCATAACCAGCGACAACTAAGACTGCGCCAAGTATGGTTTGCAATAAACCTGCTTTTTTACTACCGATGACTACCGGAACAATACGGATGACATCCTCAGTGATTGGATATCCTAAATCATCTTCACCAATATTTTTCTTTCCCTTAAATATAGCGAATGTTAACCCTCTCTTTTTGCTTGTATTAAGATACTGCTCAAAACCTGAAATAGTACAACATAGTGCTCGAAAAACTTCTGCGGTTGTTGATACCAGTCGTTCATGCGATTTGCCGAAAGTCTTCCCTAACACACCACCAAGTTCAATATTCACCATTGCTTCTTTCATGTTTCTAAATTCCATAAAAAAACCACCCGAAGGTGGTTATTTGTCAGATTAAATATCTATTAAATTGATGAAGGCCTTATATCAAGACCAGAGTTTGTGTCACCAGTTATTCTAAATTTCTGAGTTTCGTTCGAGTTGATTTGCGTTGATGTCTCTTTTATCGGCTGACCAACCTTGAAGCCACACAATCCCTTCCCCTGAGAATCGCCAGATATCCCAAGGATATGTCTTCCGGGCCCTGTTTTGATACTTATGGATTCACCAGTATCTATTCTTGCATATGATTTACCATCTATGGTTATTTCAACAAAACAACCGCCACCAGCAAACCAACCGTTATCTCTGGTAACGATAATAGTAGACTCACCAGCTCCATGATTAAGGATTCTATCTGAAGGTACTGGTTTAGCTTGTTGTGAATTAACTGCTGAGGTTGTACACCCTGTTAAGCCAAATAGAGCCACTGCAAATATTAACTTTTTCATATCCCTATCCCCTGTGGTTTTTACCAAAGGTTAACACAGAGATTTGTGACGAAGAACCTTCATGGTTCGCTCTTGCCAGTATCCGCCATAGGGTACACGCTGGCTGAGGTGACCATAAAGATGGTGCAGCAGCATGTTCCCTTCCTGAAGAATACCGGCATGGTTCCACTTATTGGCCTGCAACTGCATGATCACCATATCACCCGGCTGTGGTGGCCCGTCAAATTCACGGAAACCGCATTCATACCAACAGTCCTGATAAAAGTTATCCGGATAGCTATCCTCCCACCAGGGGTAATCCACCCGGTAATCGTGCAGCTCGATCCCGTGCGTCTGCCGGAAATAGCTCATCACCAGTCCCCAGCAGTCGAAGTGACCTAGCACGAATGGGCGCTCAAGCAGGGGCAACTCCCCCCGCGGCTGAATGGTGCGTAAATCCCCCTCCGGCCAACTGACAATATGCCAGGGCAGAAGCGTTGCATCACACTGAGCCTTATCCAGTTCGCTCGGTTGTGTCGTCGCATCCGGATGACTGTGAACTACGGCGATCACCGTCCCCCAGTCCTCGGCGGCCGCATAATCCTCAGGAGAGAGGTGAAAATGTTCGGTGGGTTCTGCTGCGAGATTTCGGCACGGAAAATACCGCTCAACCCGGCTTTTCTGTGCCACCACGCCGCAACACTCTCGCGGGTACTCCGCAGCGGCATGCGCCATGATGGCCGTAATGGTTTTCTGACGCATATCAGCTCCTGATCAGAGACGTGCCCGGGAACCCACCAAACGAGAGTTCGTTGTTTTCGCCGAATCGAAGTTTGCAGGCGCTAAGCGTGCCGTTGCATTCATCGAGCGACGGATCACTCACCGGATTGTTGTTTTTGTCGAAGTAACGCGTACCGGCATAATCGCACCCGTCCCCGGTGCGGTATTTATTCCTGATGCACCAGGTACAAAGTGAGTGCAGCTGGCGCGTGGGGATCATCAACCCCTGAAGGTCCATCGGGCTGGATAGCGTAAATTCCACGGTTTCGCCATCTTCGCCGCTCTTGGCATCGATGTAGTAGACCTTCAGCTTCTCCTGCGTTGGGTCTGCCGTGGGGTTCCCGGCCGCAAAGTTCTCAGCGTCCAGATACTGCGCCAGCGTGTCGTGGACAGTGACTTTTGCCTGTAGCAAGTCGTCATAGGCCAGGCACAGCGCCGTAATTGAGCTGTCAATATTGCCGACCGACAGGCGGGGTTGCGCCGAGCTTCCGTCCGTGGATGTTTCGATATCCTCTATATGGCAAGGCCACGCCCGGTATTCATTCCCCTGCCACCATATCGATTTTGCCGGGAGTTTCGACTCATCCCCGCCCGCGGCAATGATCTCCTCCGGCGTGTGGGGGATGTTATAGGAATGAAAATACATCACGTCCGTCAGACCGAATGCGGTACCGTCGACAGAAAAAAGCCGGACATCATTGCCCGGCTCCAGTTTTTGGTAATCAGCATTTATGCTCATGGTTTATATGCCTGGGTAAAAGTGGCCGTCAGTGAAAAATTCCCGGCACCCATCGGCGTGGGTTTGTACTGCTCGCAGCGATAAAGGCCCAGAGGCTCCAGCGGAGGCTTCCACTGGAATGCTTTTCGCCCTTCATGCCTGTCCAGAAAGGTTTTGATCGCCTCAATGTAGGCCTCGGTACCGACGAAGTTCAAATCCCACTCCTGCGTCCGGGGGTTAATGCCGTCGCCGGACACCTGGGTGTAACCATCCCCAAACTGTGCTTTGCGCGTCCGCATGGAAACGGTCTGGCTGGGGCTGACGCGCGGGCTCCAGGTAAATGTTTCAAGTGCCATTATCGGGTTCCTTTTGTGCTGTTCCAGATTGCACCGCCGGGCCGCAGGTCAGACTGAATCATTTTGCGGTACCGCTGATCTACAAAACTGCCGATTTCCTTACCAAACTGCTCCCACCCGGCGGTGGTCTGCGTGCCAGTGTTCCCGTCGCCCTCAATGGTGATATACACCACAGGGGCAGAGCCAGAAGACTGAGAACCGCCACCACCGACAGAGCGCACGCCCAGCGAACCATCTGACGCCCGGGTTAAAGGCATGATGGCTTCCGGTCCTGCTTCACCGAATACACCGGCACCCTGTGCGAAAGCAAAGAGCTGCGGCGAGTCATACACACCATTGCTGAATGAACTCAGCGAAGGCGAATCGTATACCCCGCCTTTGGCATTGAACTTCACATCGGCGGCAGCATTGCTGTACGCACCTGATGGCGTGCTCCCGCCAGCAGCGCCACCAGCAAACGCCGAGCTGGCGGCACCGAAGATACTCTGCAGGGCAGAAGACAGCGCAATTCTCGTCGCAATTTTTGCAAGGTCAGAGAGAACGGAAGTGGTGAAGTTTTTGAAGTTTCCCTTCCCGGTCGTTGCGAACGTGGCCACCGAGTCGGTCATGCCATCAAAAAGACTGGATGAGAAACTCGCCATCTGGCTGTTCGCGTCGCGCGCGCTGTCAATCCAGTTCAGGGTCCCACGGCGAAAACCGGCGCTGTAGTCACGCTCAGCAGCGAGCTTATCCTGCTGGGATTGCTGCACGATTTGCAGCTCCTGCTGCTGGGCGGCTTCCAGATCGGCGAGCCTTGCCTGATATTCTGCTGACGTCGTATCGGTGAAATCCTTCTCCAGCGCGATACGACGCTGGTTGAAGCGGTTGATGATCGCGTTGCGGGCCTCAGCGTCAGAGGATTCGCGCTCAGACTGGGAATATTTGCTGAGGGAGAGCGCCGCATCGCGCTGCATGGCTGCCGCCTCTTCCGCCCACTTTTTGCTTTCCTCCTGATATTTAAGGGAGGTTTTGCGCAGGGCCGCTTCTTTCTCCAACTGAACATTGGACTGGAGCTGGGCGCGGATCTGATCCTGCATACTGACCAGGCTTTGCTGCCCCTTTGTCAGATGCTGCCCTTTCAGGTTCGCGATCTTCTCATTAAACACAACCAGCTGCTGTGCCGATTGCGTGAGCCCATCGGTCGTTCTGGACTCTTCGAGCAATACGGCGTTGCGCTGTTGAGCCTGAGCCAGTGCACGCTGTCCCTCACTCTCGCCGTCACTCTTCTGCTTTTTGGGCTGGTCTTTTTTAACCGCTTTATCGTATTCGTCGTTGATACCTTTCAGGACGCGCTGATATTCCTGGGTATCGGGCTTATAAATACTGTTATTGAGCTTGTTGATTGCCGCAGCGCGCTTCTCCGCAGCGCTGGTGCCGGCATCCATATAGCTTTTCAGTCCGGATGCATTTTTGATGCGCTCACTTTGTGCTTCAGCCCAGCCAGCCTTGCTTGCGGCGATAAAGCTCCGGGTTTTATCTTCAAACTCTTTCTGGTTTTTATTAATCGCATCATCCCATGCGACCGCTTCGCCGAGGCCGCCAAGGATGCCCCACTCGCGCCCCAGGCTTTTAAGCTTATCGAGATAGGTATCAGCCTGGGCTGCCAGCTCTTTTAACCGGATTTGCTCCGCATCAAGCGCCTGCTCCATCAGGATCTGGGTTGCTTTCGCCGCCTGCCCTTTATTATTCAGGCTGATAACCTGTTGAATAATGGACTCAGTGAGCGAAATTCCCTGGGCCGTCAGCTGCTGCATGGCGTTTATCGGATCACCTTTCAGTGCCGAAATCTTGCTCACCAGCTCTTCAGCGCTCCCGCCCGCATCGGCGTAGGCGCTGGCAACAGCGGCCACTTCCTGCAACAGTGAACCGCTGAAACCACCTTTTGCCGCCGCGATAACGGCCGACAGGGAGTTCTCAGTGCCGCCAAGCTGCGCGTTCAGGTTTTTAAGATCTGATGTGGAAAGTTGTGCTGACGAGCGCATGCTGAGCAGCGCTTCATTCAGTTTTTTGGTCTGCTCCTCCGATTTTTTAAATTCACTGTAAAGCAGAGAACCACCGGCAGCCAGAACGGTAAGACCGATGCCCACCGGGCCGCCAAGTAAACTCATCGCCGCGCCCAGCGCACGGCTGCTGGTCGCCGCAATGCGCTGACTGATAGTTAGCTGGGTATTGGCCGCCGCGGCAGCCTCAGTTGATGCCACCAGTGCAGCCTTGCCCCCGGCCTCCGCCAGTTCAGCAGCAGTCACGGCTGATTTTGCAGCCTTCAGTTTTTCCAGCGCGCCGGCTTCGAGACGGTTAGCCTCAATAATGGCGCGCTCATTTTTTAGGTGTTCATCCTGATAACTGACGTTAAGACCGTACTGCTTGTTCACTGCCGCCTGCTTTGCGTAATACTCATCGAGAGCAATAGCCTGATCACGCTGTGCCTTTGCCGCCGCGATCGTTTTTTCCGCGATGGTGGCTTTACCGACTGCTGCCAGCTTTTCAGCCTGCGCTGCTGCAATTTGGCTTTGCGCAGCGGCAGCCAGCTCATCTGCCGCACTACGGGCCGCATCCTGCTGAGCTTTCCAGCTACCGGAAGATCCATCCAGCTGGCCTTTGAGCGAGTGAACCGCGGGGATCAGCGCATTGATGATGCTACTACTGGCAACATTGCTCCCGGCGGCCACTTCGTGAAGGACGTAGTTCAGCTGGCCAGCGCCGCGGGTGGCACCCGAAAACTGATCGGCATTAGCACCGGAAACGCCGATTCGCTTTGCGGCATCCACCGTTTTGCTGATCGCGTTCGACAGCTCATTGGCCTGGGTGGTCGCCTGTTGATTAAACTTCTTACTCGCCTGCCCCGCATTCTGATAAGCATCGGTGATCTGGGATTTAAACGCCGCAGAATTCAGGTGCAGGGCAACCGACAAGCTCGCAACGTCACTCATTGAGGATCCTCATTACGTCAGCACATTGTTGGTCAATGATGGGGGCGGGAATAAGCGCGGGTGGTTCGGACGGCGAAGGGTCTGCCACATTTCCCGTCAGCGCGAACCACGCCTGCCAGTGCAAAATGATATCCGCGGGCAGGCTGGCGATTTTGCGGGGGTCCGGCTCCTTAAAGTGGTCGGCAATCGCGTAAACCAGTGACAACCACCGGGAGCTGGTTAGTTTTTTTTCGCTTCCTCGAGGGTGCCGTAACTGTGGCGCTGGACAGTCGTCATGGCTTCCGTAATGGTTGCGTAAGAATGAGACTTCATCAGCTCATCCGGTGTAGGCAAATCCTGTGCCGGCTGGCCGTTTTCATCCACCAGGGCATTCAGCACCAGCGATGCCGCCGCCAGCATCAGCGGGCGGGTATTGCCAGGGCCGTTAAGCTCAGATGCCTTATCCTCAAATTCGGACAGCTCATAAGCGGAAAGGCGGCGAATATAGAGGTCAGTGCCCAGCAGGGTTATTGGATGCGCGACGCACACGGGCGCCAGCAGACGGGATTTCAGGTCTTGCATAACATTCTCCATAAAAAAAGCCGCGCGGTGGCGGCATCAAAAACAGGGTCAGCAATTCAGCGATCAGCTGCCAGGCTCGTCGTAGCCCCAGTCGATATTGTTCTGCTTACCGTTGACGGTGATCTGGATAACCTCACCCGCCGGCGCGGTGATTTCATTCAGCTGCCAGCCCGACAGCGCCATGATCATTGTTGCAGTGCGCCCGTTAGGCAATTTGATATAAAACTGTACAGTCTGGCGCGCCTGAGCAGCATTCAGAAATGCCATAAAGCTGGTGTTAGATGGATCATCGACAAAGCCAAGGGATTTCTCCGGCCCCTCTGGCATATCAGAAAGAAATTGCTTCTGGGTGTCGATAAGCGTAGTGCAGTCGACGAATGATCCCGTTGCGCCAGTAGCGCCAAGAGCTTTACAGTTCACCAGTGACTGGAAATCTGCCACGTCTTCACCCGTAGCACCCCATTTGACGATTGTCCCGGCGGGCAGCATTGCGTATTCCGGTGAGCTTTTATCAGCCATGTTTTTTCCTCAGTTAACGATTATTTTCAATCCCCTCGCGAATACTCACGGCGAGAATACGCAGGACTTTTGCTCGGTTGAAATCAAGCGCCGGGCGCATGAACGGATCGGCAACCTGTTTAACCGTGCCAAATTCCTGCGCCAGCGCTTTCATGGTGTGTGCTTTGGATGGGCCAACGCGGATTGTCACCGCAGTCAGCCAGCGACCGTCATTCATACGGCTCTGGTAGGTGGTTTTAATGTTGTCCCGCATGTGGGGGCCGGTGCTGGTGTCGTCGTACCCAGCGTGCTGTTGCATATCCTCACGGACAATTTCCATCGCTTCTTTACCGGCGGCGCCAAGCACTTTCACCGCAACTTTCTCGCCCATACTGAGCAGTTGCTGTTCCAGCTCTTTCAGCCCCTGAACCTCCATACGGATCATGTTGCATCCTCCGGGCAGTAGAAAATGTAATCCCGTGCACGCCGGTATTTACCGCCGTCATCTGGATCAAAGCTTTCCCTGACACTTGCCCGCTGAACATACTGCACCGGGTATCCACCAATGTGGCCATGAGCGATATCTTGCCAGGAAGACCAGACAGCGTTATCCATCTCTGCTGTCCTGCTGTAGAGAGAGGAAATAAAACTGAGCTGATACCGCGCGGCGGCAAGTTTTGTCCGGATGGTCCCGGACTCAATCCGTGGATCGCTAATCAGCTGCAGAGTAACGAACTCGCCTTCGGTTTGCGGGCCAATCAGCGGATAGACGTTCACCTGCAGCAGCGCTTCTATTTCACTCTTCAGTTCAGGAAACACGAGAGAAATCCTCCAGGCACAAAATTTCAATGTTCCGGCGATCACGGGTTGGAAGAGGTGCTGTAACGGTAAACACTCGCCCCTGGCCTTTCGGGGTTACCTCAATCAGCCTTGAAGTGGTGGCGCGGATGTCTTCCCGGTAGCGCATGAATATTTTCGTCGTGACATTCGACCGTTCGGCATTGCCGCTGATAAAGTCTCGCCCGGTTACTGACCGAATATCAGCAGCAAAAACACCCAGACTTTTCCAGCCCAAGGGTTGCCCGTGATCATCACGCTCGTCTGTTTTGACTTCAATCCGGACACGATGCCGGAGGCGGCCAGGATCCATTAGGATGTCTCCTCTGCTGCGCTGCCCCGCCAGTTACGACAGGAAAACATCAGATTTTCAGCTGCAGCATTGGTATACAGCTGCACTTCCGTCTGGCTGTTACGGTGCTCAAACAGATCACCAAACACCAGCAGCATCGCCGACACCACTGGCGAGGGAATATCATCGGCCACCTTCCAGCGCGGTTCGTCACACCAGCGAAGGCAATAATCCAGCGCCGCCTGCGCATAACGTTTAAGTACCGCGTCACGATCTTCGCTTTCGAACTCAATGTGCTGGCGCAGTTCCTCAATGGGCACCACGTCGAGAACGTTTATTGCCATAGGCATAAGGACGGGTTTCCCCGCCCTCCCCCCATTAACTGGTTTGTTCAGCGAAGGTGCCTTTGATTAGCGCTTTCGGACGATAGTGCGCCAGCGCCAGGCGCTCTTCGCACAGAATGGTGAGCATGTTTTTAACGAAGTTATCGCGGTCTTCGCGACTCACCTCGATGGTGGCATCCATACGGTCCCAGACCTGAGAAGCCATATCAAAGCCGCCTACGGTGAAGGTGCCCTGACTTTGAGCGCGGGTTGGTACCACCGGCAGACCCCACATGATGTTTTGGGTAAACGCCTGCGGACCACCGAAGATATAGCGGCCTTCGTTGTCTTTCAGCAGTGCGATGGAGTGCCAGTCACGCGGATTAAGCACGATGCCTGAGGCACTGAACTCGGACTCCGTTACCTGGAAAATGGCGTGAGCAATAATATCGGCTCGCGTATCACCGGCGACATTCAGGCCAGCATCGTAGGCTGTGGCCACATGGTTGATACCTTCCAGATCGTCACCGCTGCCGTCACCGTTAAGCAACTGACGTTCTTCTTCCAGCGCCAGGCCATACATCAGACGATTGTTGACGTAGGACTGGAGCATTGGCGCATCGTCCATTACCTGACGTGATGCCTGAATCCAGTGCGCAACGGTTTTCACGTTCGCCGTTTGTTTGCTGAAAGTGAGTTCAGATTCAGGCTTGAGGGCTTTTTCCGCCACGCTTGCGGCATTGTTGGTGAACAGCTCTTCACGAACATATTCCAGGGAGTTGCTGGAGATTCGCCCCTGCGCCAGCAGGTCACGGATAGTTAGACGACGCAGACCTGGCATGATAATACCAGGCACCTGCATCGGCTGGATCAGTGACCCGGCTGATGCGTCATCGCTACCCAGCGACTTGTTGAAAGTCTGTGCTTCGAAGTGGCCTTTGCTGCCGTTCCACGATTTAGTGAGTTCTTCAGCGGCTCGCTCGGAGAAGGATTTCTTCTCGCCTGGGTTTTCTGCGCCGGAAGCAAACTTTTGCTCCATATCGAATAAACGGGTACCAGCTGCCTTCAGCTCTTCCTGAACTTTCGCCAGATCGTCCTGCAGTTGCTTCGATACCTTACCGGTGGTTTCAATCTCAGTTTTCTGAGCATCAAATAGCTGCTGCATGTTTTTCTGAGAATCTTCGATCGCCTTCTGAATTTGTGCTAATTCGGACATATTATTTTCCTAATGATTGAGGGAATGAACTGATACTCGCTATTAGCGCGGAAATATCTGATTTGGTTTCATCAGGTTCGGACTCACTCCGGACGGCTGACTTAAACCGGGCAATAAGCCCCACTGCCTGTGATTTGCTTAAACCCACTGAATCCCTCAGCCAGTTCTCAACATCACGAATAGTTTCGATACCGTCGATACTTTTCATCGCGGACACACCCGCCAGCTCGTTCGCCGGGAAGGTGCAGACGCTGATTTCGCGTAACGCAGTAATGTTCTTGAAAATGCGCCCGCCACCTGTCGCAAGTGAGTAATCATCTTTGGTAACAGAAAAACCGACCGACATACCCTCGACGGTACCGTGCTGCATAGCGGCTTTCAGATCGCTGGCACCACTGTGGCCTGGCGTAAGTTGCCCACGGACAAAAAGCCCTTTGGTGTCCTCAGCTAGCGCTTCCCATTTGCCCACCGGCAGCTCCCAGGCGCGATGATTGAAAAACATCGCCACCTTGCGGGTCGGCTGCTGGATGGCATTTTTAAAAGCTCCAGACAGGATGATGTCGCCATCAGAATCAACGTTGCCGAATACCGAGGCATAACCTTCAAAAATGCCCTGCGTACCGTCGCCGGTGAATTTGATTTCCGTCTCTTCGAAAGAGAGCGTTTTCTTAATGTCTGGCATGCTGCCCCCATAAAAAACTAAACCCCGCTTACGCGAGGTTCTTTATTTGATCCGAGATCGGTTATTGGTACGTATTGCGCCTGCCGCATGGCGACATCGCCGCCCGGTAATGGAGGCATATTATCGAGCCGTCGCATTTCGTTAATGGTTCGTAATCCCGCCTCTCCCATTGCTTTCATAAATGCCGCGCGGGAAGCAGAGTCGCCTCGCAGCAGCCCATCAAGGTTATGCTCAGCATGATATCTTCCAACTTCACCAGGCTTTAACAGCCAACGCAGGATGCAGTTTTCCCAGCGGGAAATAAAAGGCTGCAGGGTGTACTGGAGGAAACCAAGATTTTGCTGCTCGATGCCGGTACCCCAGCTCGTTGATTTTTCTACGTCACCCACCAGGTGAGGCGGCACGCCGAAGAAGCGCGCCAGTTCGCTGACCTGAAACTTTCTGGATGCCATTGTTTCAGCATCCTGCGGGCTGACTCCAATATCGTGGGCGGCAAAGTTAGCTTCGAGGATCCAGAGGCGTTTCTTCACAGGGCCACCAGCAATTTCCTTAAAGTTTTCCTCCACCTGATCGCGCTGCTCTTTAGTCATCACGCGGTCGCCAACGGAAAGAATTTTCGGTGACTTTGCGCCGTTGGCATAAAAGTCGCGCTGCTGGTCTTCCATCGCCACCGCCACACCGGCAGACTTACATGCGTGTGCAATTGGCGACAATCCAACCAGCCCATTAAAACCGAAACCCTTAAGATGGAAAATTTCGCGCTGGCTGAAATTGGCGTACTCGCTATCCCGCTTGTATCGATAGACGATTTTCTTCCCTTCGAGCCTGACGTCCATGTTTGCGGACATCAGGGGCAAGAGGTTGATCACATCCCCAACGGAGTTGCGCTCAATGAGCGCGTAGGCATTGCCATAGAAGCAAAGCTGCATCGTCATTGACTCGCGAAACTCCTGGGCCGTCATGTACTGGTTAGGTGAATATCGCAGCAGACGCGCTAGCGGGTTTTCCATTCCAACTTTGATCCGGTTGTCCTGGCGATCCGTCTCAAAAACATCCAGCGGGAGCGTGGCCGTTAATGTCGAAATCAACGAGACGCAACGCCACACGGTGGAAATTTGCAGAATACGTTCATCAGTTACCAGTGAATCACCAAGCGCACCGTGCGCTGAAACCGGGCCGGTTTGTGAGCCCTGGTCTGGCGTCACCAGCCGACCACCAACAAACCACGACTGCAGGCGTGCCCACATGCCGTTGTTCGTGCGTAAATCTATGCTGTATTTAGGTTCATCCATCACATGCTCAGCGGTTTAAATAAGAAATCTTCAAAGTCGCCACCAGCGATAACGACCTCCCCGTTTGCAGCCCCGGCCGCCATTGTCAATGCAACCATTCCGTCAATACGTCCCGTGGCTTTCGATTTATCCAGCTTGCGGTTACCGGCGGCATCTTTCACCACCACCGCGTTCTGCGCACACATCGTCAGAACCGGGTGCATGCCATGCCTGATCCTGCCGTTCAGCAACAGGGATTCAATCGTGTCCACGGCTGGCCCCATATCTTTAAAACCCTGTCCGAACTCCACCAGCGGCAGTGCCAACCCGATGTTCTCCAGTTCTTTGCGGAACAGGTCTATACGCCAGCGGTCAAAAGCCATTGATGCCAGCAGATCGAAGTCGCTGAGGATTTCGGCTATGTCATTAACCACAAACTCGTAATCTACGGACGATCCCGGAGTCGTTCGCAGGAAGCCCTGCTTAACCCATACGTCGTATGGCACCCGGTCGGGTTTAGCCCGATCGGCCAGCGTTTTTTCTGGCGTCCAGAAGTACGGGAACACATCCCATACGCCTTTGCCGTCCTCTCCTGCGATCACCAGCGCTGTAAGGTCATTACGGGCTGACAGGTCAAGACCCGCAAACCATTTACGCGGCGTGTTAATTGCCGGTGCTCTCCCGCTTTCCCATACATTTTTTGAGATGAATGGTGAGATGGTAGACACGCGCTGATTCAGGCAAAGGTTGCGAAAGGTGTTTTCAAAACTCGGCATACGCCCCGCCATTTCGGCCTGACGCTCTAAGTCTTTAAGTGATCGGAAACTTCCCAGCGCCGGGTTCGCCGCTGCCCATCCTTCCCGGTCGCTGACATCAGCGTCTTTCGGGGCCTGGTAAACGTGAGAAACGATATGTGGATCCCCAGAGCGTTCAGCATCGTCAAGCCAGATACTCAGCAGGTCATTATCATTAGCCGCCTGCGTGCTGATCGCTATCAGCAGCGGAGATTCATGCGCCCCCTGTGCAGTAATAATGGCGTCGATAAAATCGCTTTGCGGCCCGACAACCTGCCCAACCTCATCGAGAATGGCCAGCACCGGCGAAAGACCGTGGGTAGTTTTCCCCTCTGCGGCCAGCGCTCTGAACTCCACGTTCATAGGCAAGCCAATCAGCTTTTTACCGCTCGGGATGATGTGAACGATGCCCTGAAGATCAGGGTTCAGGTTAATCATTTTTACCGCGAGGCTGAACACAATCCCCGCCTGCTCCCGGCTCATGGCACCGCTTACGATCTGCGTGTTCTGCTTCGCCTCCGGACCGACCAGGTGAGCCAGAAGAATTCCCGCAATCAGGCCTGTTTTGCCGTTCTTACGGGCGATACTGAGATATGCCTTATCAGTCCCAACCGGGTTGTCATACATCGCCAGGAGAAAGACCTTCTGAAATTCATCAAGCCGCATCGGCTGCCCGATGAGCTTGCCTTCCGGCACGATGCAGTAGCGTTCAATGAACGCGATTACCTTTTCACCACGCGTCATTGATCACCTATCCGTGTTTTGGGAAGGCGATCAGATTGTCATCCTCTCCCGAATTCTGGTTAACCGTCCCGCGGGCGCTGCGGTCGTTTTCGTTGCGCTTCTTCTGGTCACGGCTTTCACCGTTTGTGGCATGCGAGTGGATTTGGAGATCGCGCCGCTGGGCCAGAATGGTTCGCTGCAGCTCCACAATCTGCTTTCGTAAATCTTTGATGAGCTGTTCGTTACGCTCTTCACCACGTACGCGTTCTTCCTTTCGCAAATCCTTGCGTAAAACGGTGATATAGAGCTGATTATTTGCCAGTTCGGCAGCAGCCAGTAGGTCAGCTGGTGTCCAGCTGTCCAGCGCTTTCGATCTGATATTGTCATGCCAGAAAGGTTCGGCTTTTTTCTCCAGACCCGCATGCGCCGGAGGTTTGATCGTATCCTCTGTTGCATTTTTCATGGCCTGAATCGCCGCCGCCGAACTGTCAGAGCGGGTTCGTTTATCTGCCATTTTTAGCACCTGATAAAACTGAAAAAATCGGGTTAGCGTTTAATTTGAGGGACAGGCGCGGTCATTTAGAGCGAGAGGGGTAGAGATTTACCCTCCCCCCCACCGCCCTCACAGCGCCTTTGACGAGATTTACTCTCATTTACTTCCAATGTGAGTTTGGATCGAGAGGGTAGCCATTGACGTCGCAACCGATGACCGTGCCGCTCTTCTCCATCCTCTGCTTTGTTGAGTCGTGGTGCTGCTTACACAGGGGTTGCCAGTTCTCTTTACTCCAGAAGAGCAGCTGTGCTTTGGCTATCGCTGCCTGATTACCAGACCTGATAGCATCTTTCAGTTTGTGCGGTTCGATATGGTCAACTACGGTCGCCGCTATCGTCCTGCCCTGTTCTTCACACATCCGGCACAGTGGATGACTGCGCAGGAATGACAGCCTGGCCTTGTCCCACCTGCTGCCATAGATACGTGGTTCTTTATTCATCGTGCCAGCCTCCAGGCTTTGCGCCGCTCCGTTCGGGGCATGCCATCCGGAGGAGTCTCCACTGTCTGACCATCAGCATGCTCCACAAGTGAATAGCAGGGATAGACGACTGGGCCACCATGCGCATCACCTACCGCATAGTCTGCGGCCTTAATGTTATCCCAGCGGGACAGCACGCGCTCGATATGCTGTGGCGGTACGCTGTAGCACACTCCATGAATCAGGCGCGGCAACGTTATGAAGTCTGCCCTAGTCTTATCAGCAACAATCAGCCGTTCGGCTATTTGCATTTGATACTGAGGCGGGCGGCCGGTACCGAGATAAAAGCTCAGCATGTCGTCAGGAAAACGGGCCAGCCACTCAGCAACTTTCTCGATGAAACCGTGCACCAGCACCGCGTCGTCTTCCAACACCACTACCCGGCAGGTTTGCTCTGCAGCCCATTGGATAGCGCGGCGATGATTCCAGTTTGCGCCCTGCCCTGTTTCATCAATGAATAGATGAGCTTGAAG